GAAACACACACATCGCACCTCCACAGGTCTTTGCTGGTGTTTTCACTCCCGTTATTCACACAATACTTTTTGTTTACTACCTTATAGTAAACAATGGTAATTCAATATATATCGAGGTTGACGTTCACGGATGCTGGAAGCAAGTGAATGAAGACAAGATATTTTCATTTCTAATATATCCATATAAACATCACACTTATAATCAAAGGATTAAAGAACAACTAATATATCATATAAATCCTAATAATTTAAGACAGCAGATACCAATGGTTGGTTTATTTCCAAAACACTCACCTCTCACAGCTCCGGTTAATTGGAGGAGAGGCCAGTTGTTAGGATGGACTATCCATTATGATGATAAAAATATGCTTGGTCAGATCTTAGGTATGGTAGTCGATAGACAGCCTGATATTAATACACATCCTCATCCACTCCTTGCAGATTTGCGTAAAATCTTTGAGAAGACGATGTATAATTTAATTAGAGAGGAATATGGTGGTGAGATATCTATAATTCAGAGAGGAGGGAATTTTGCACGTGCTCATCAAGAAGGACTTGCATGCTTTTCATTAAACACCATGGTTGATGGAGCAGATAACCTTAGACAAACAAATTATTTGAGTCAGTTTCGTCGTAATTCTGTTAGTTTCAGATATAACCAGTTTTGTTTTTGTGGTGAGACTGGAACTGTTTGTCCACATGTTAGAGCTTATACTCATAGCAATGCTATAGCATACATGGATGTTGATTCAGCCTATTATGGCAGGGGTGCTATAACTATGCCCCAGATAACAGCTAATTATATGTCAAATGATGAAAGAGTCATTGTTTATTATTATTCCGGTCATGTTTTCTCCAGGAAGCCGTTGTCAAAAGTTTCACATCCTGAGATACAAGAACTAATAACTAATTCTGAAGAAATCTATATGCATGTGAATGGGAATAATACTCCATATAACCATAAACCATTGCGTAGAGGAGACACTACTTATTGGTACACAGAAAATGTTAATACCTCATATTCATTTACTTTAAATGATGTATGTATTACAACCGAGTGTATTCGATCATTCAAATTTAATAAGGATCATTATTATTGCATTTTCCGAATGACATCATCTCCATTTCTTATGAAGAGTTATGAGATACGAAAGCCTTATGTTGTGCAAGACACTACAATTAGTTCAATTTTAGATGTTGATACTGGCTTTGCAAATTTATATGTAGGTGATACTGATGCTTGGTTATGTTATGATGGTTCTCTTTATTATGTCGAGATAAGGCCTTCAGATATGATTACTGAATTTACAGCACAGAAAATAATGACTAAAGGTCATCAAGTTAAAGTTGCAACCATATCTGGTTTATATAGAACACTCGGTACCACTATTAATGAGTTAGCTTATGTTACACTTGTTAAGAATGCTCAGGGAGTTTCCTATAAATGTACACCTAAAGAAGCGATATTAGTAGCACAGATTGTCTTAAAATATGATTATGCAGTTAAGGCTACCGGCCGTGCCGTGTTAGCCAATATTCCAACTAACTTCAACTCAACAGATTATCAGTTTGAGATAATGAAATGGAGAGATCGATTAATGGCAGGGTTAGAATTGTCGAAAAGGATTGATTATAAGACTATGTCTAAAACCATACTTGATACTGGAGTAGAAATAATTAATCAGATTAACACATTAGACCATGAATATAC